GCGGCGACCTCCAGGGCGCTCACGGCGAGCATGGCGGGCAGATCGGCTGCGTCGAACATTTCTGCGGCGATGGCCAGGGCATTGAACGCGGTTATTCTCGGAACGTCGCTCACTTCGAGCATTGTACAGGAGGCTGTGCGCCTACTTGCGGCAAATATCTCCGGGGCGTCGGCGGCATCTTCCGCCACTGCGGCAACGGCGAGGGCGCTCACGGCGAGCATGGCAGGCGTATCCAGCGCATGGAATATCGGCCAGACGATTGCGAGGGCGCTCACGGTGGACCTTGCGGGCGTATCCAGCGCCATCGATATTTCCGAGAGCGCGATACATTCTCTGGCGGCAAACATCGCAGGCGTCAGCTCAGCAGCAAATATTCAAGGCGCGCTCACTGTTCCCGCCAAACCGATCAGGGTGTTCACGGCCGGCGGCACGCAGTTCATTTTTAAAGCTAAGCATAAGCCGTAAAGACCGGAGGGAGCCACGCGATGGGAAAAACTGCTGTCAGACTAGCTTTTGCGTTGCTGCTTCTTGTCGGGATGCGCGGCACGGCTTTGGCCGGGCTCGATTTCCCCGGCACAACGCTAATAGCGGTCAATAGCGAGACTTCTTATTGGGGGCCGTTTTCTTTTAATTTTGCGGCGGTTGTCCCACCGGGAGATTCATTGACCTCTGTTTCAGCGACGAGTTCATTTCTGCCGGCAGTGGTGGATTCGAGCGCCGCACTCATCAGCGCGGGCTCGGTCATCGTCTCGGGCAATTCGGTGGCTCTCCGTCTCCAATATCCCGGAGCGGCCTTCATCGGATCTCATGAACTGATCTTCATGCTCAGGTTCGCAAGCGGAGCACAGCAGGGCGTTAAATTCGGCTATGTGGTGGTGACGCAATAAAGGGGCTTTCGTTTGATTCGTATCCAGATTGACGATGCAGAGGTTAGACGGGCGCTGGGCGGCCTGGCCGCGAGGCTGGCGAACATGCGGCCGTTTTACAAAAATGTGGGCGAGGAGCTTGTCCAATCGACGAAGGAACGGTTCGACGCGCAGCGCGATCCGGAGGGGCGTCCCTGGAAAAAGGACCTGCCGGGAACGTGGGCGAGGAAGAAGACCAAGCGCATTCTGCGGGAGTCGGGACAGCTCCAGGACACGATCCACTACCAGGCGGACGGCGACCAGGTCCTGATCGGAAGTAACAGGGTGTATGCGGCCATACACCAGTTCGGGGGCCAAACGAAGGCGCACACGATCCGGCCGAAGAACAAGAAGGCCCTGGCGTGGCCCGGGGCGGCGCACCCGGTAAAATCGGTGAGGCATCCGGGGTCGAAGATACCGGCGCGGCCGTTTTTGGGAATGAGCGAGCGGGACAAGGCGCGGATATTGGAGATCGCGGCGGATTTTCTGGCGAAGGGATAAAGGCCAAAACATGTTCACCACAGAGACACAGAGGGCACCGAGAAAATCAAAAGGGGGAAATAGCCGAGCTAAGAGTCCCTCGGTTTTCTCTGTGCCTCCGTGGTGAGATGCTTTTGAGGAAGGAGTGAAAATGGCTGTCGGACTCAATGAAAAGGGCGTCGAACACGCCAGGGCGCTGATCGGCGCCGGCAAGGTCGATAGGACCGCCGGTTGGTCGATAGACGCCGAGGAAGAAAACGCGATGCTGGGCGATCCTCCGGGTTGGGGTGCCTACTCCGGGATGTTTCTGGGGCATGATCCGGGGGCGAACCCGGAGACGAAAGAAGCGTGGAAATACCCGGTCGGCAAGGGAGGCAAGGTCTACCGGTCGGCGCTCCTCGCCATTCGGCAGCGAGCGGGGCAACAAAAAGCGGCAGAGATCGAGGCGGCGGCCGGGAAGCTGCTTGAAGCGGTGGACGGAAAGCAGAGGACGGAGGGCGGTGGGACCGCCAGCGAGGGCGCAGGCCGCAGGAAGGATTTCGCGGAGAGCAAAAAGCGGATCGAGATCTTCCGGGCGGGCCGCCATACATCGTCTGACGGCCAGGAGATCGAGTTCAGCGAAGGCGACCTGGAGGCAACGGCCAGGGCGTACGATCCGAAGGTCCATGACGCGCCCCTGGTTGTGGGACATCCGAGAACGGACGATCCCGCATATGGGTGGGTGACAGACCTCGACCGCTCGGGAGGTTCCCTTTTTGCCGAAGCCGACCAGGTGGATCCCGAATTTGCCGACCTGGTCCGCGCCGGCAGATATCGCAAGGTTTCGGCCAGCTTCTATACGCCGACGAGTCCTCAAAACCCCGTGCCCGGCGTCTACTATCTTAGACACGTGGGGTTTTTGGGGGCTCAGCCTCCGGCGCTCAAGGGGCTGAAGCCGGTAGGTTTCGCGGATAGCGATAATGGCGTCATTGAATTCAACCTTACTGCAACAAGGAGGGGTAGACAAATGCCCAAAGAACTTCAAGCGGCAAAGGACTTCCACGAGGGCGGAGAGAAGATCTCCGCTTCGCTGTGGAGAAGGATGAGGGAGTTTTTCATCCGCAAACACGGCCAGGACGAGGCCGACGACGTGATCCCGAGGGAAATAATCGCGGCCCTGGAAGAAGAATCGCGCAGGGACGGCGAGGAAGCCCGCAGGGGGCGCACGGAGGGCGAAGGCGCCGAGGGGCATGCCTTTTCGGAAACGGCGCTGTCGCAGCGGGAGATCGAGCTGAAGCGCCGCGAGGCCGAGTTCGCCGAGAAGCAGAAGGCATTCCTGGCCAAAGAGAAAGCGGCCAGGCGCGACGGGTTCGCGGCATTTTGCGACGGGATCATCAAGGAAGGCAGAATGCTTCCCGTGAACAAGGCGCCCGCCATTGCCCTACTCGAGTATGTGGCCTCGGCCGACGGTGCTCCGAGCATCGAGTTCGGCGAGGGGACGGACAAAAAGAGCCTGGCTCCCGCCGAGATCTTCAAGCTGATCCTGGCAAGCCAGCCGAAGGCGGTGACCTACGGCGAGACGGTGCGTGGCGGAGAAGCCATCCCCGATGGCGAAGACGCAATGAGAGAAGCCAAGATCGCCGAGTTCATGGAAAAACACAAAGGCGTGTCCTACCGCGACGCCATGATCGAGGTCAGCCGCGAGTTTCCGAATCTTTTCGGGCTGGCGGTGAAGGCGAAATAAGAATCAAAACCGGCTCACGCGGAGGCGCGGAGAGGCGAAGAGGAGTGAGGCAATGATCGGACCAACCACAGGATTAGAAAAGGAAGTGAACACTTCGGGGACGGTAGCGCAATACACGCTGGCGACCCCGGGCGCGGATGATAACACATGCGTGCAGGCAAGCGGAGTCACCGCGCTCATGGAAGGCGTTTTTCAGTTTGCGCCGACCACCGACCAGCCGCAGGTAAGGATCAGGATGAGCGGCATAAGCTGGGTCCAGATTTCGGCCCCGGTGACCAGGGGGCAGCCGATTACGAGCGATGCGAACGGCAACGGAGTGCCGGCGGCGCCGGCGGCCGGGACCAACAATTACATCATCGGATACGCGCTTGGCTCCGGGGCGGCCGGGCAGTTGATCCCGGTGCTGATCGTTCCGCAGCGCATCCAGGGATAGAAGGGCAGTGAACAGTGAGCAGTGAACAGTGAGCTGGAAAAGCAGGTTCCGTTGCTTACTCATCGATAAGCATAAGACGGGAGGGCGGAAAGCCGGAGAGCGTTAAGACGGGCTCTCGGACCCGCGCCCCGATAGAAAGGGGCTCAGATGCCTGAACCGCAACAGCTTCATATTGACGTAGGCCTGACCAATTTATCGGTCAGGTACCAAAATGACGATCTCATCTGGCGCCAGGTGATGCCCATCGTAAAAGTGGGCAAAAGATCCGATGAGTATTGGGTCTACAACAAGGCGGATTCGTACACCATTGCCGATGACACCATCGGGCCGAAGTCGCTGCCGAACGAATACGACTGGGGAGTCCAGGCGGCTCCGTTCCACGTAACGGACCGGGCACTTGCCACATGGGTGCCGCAGGAAGACGTCGACAACGCGGACGCTCCTCTTCAGCCGATGGTGGACGCAAACGACTTTTTGAACCTGCTTCTGGACCTGGCGCAGGAAAACCGCGTGGCGCAGACCGTATTCAATACGGCTAACTACTCCGCCAGCAACATCCTCACGCTTTCAGGCACCTCCCAGTGGGACCAGAGCGCGGGCAATCCCATCGAGAACATCCTCGGGGCAATCGAGGCGTGTTTCATGAAGGCCAATACGGTCGTCATGGGCGCGGACCTCTGGGCGGTTTTTCGGCAGCTTCCGATGATCCTGGACGCCGTGAAGTCGCCTTCCCGCTTCCAGAACACCCCGGGCGGCGTAGCTACCGTCGAGGAAATGAAGGGGCTTTTCGGAATTCCCAACTGGGTCATCGGGCGCGCCCGTTACAACACGGCCGGCTACGGCCTGGCCCAAACCTATTCAAGGCTTTGGGGCAGCAACTATTGCGCGGTCCTGCACGTCAACCCGCACCCGGGCCTCAAGACGATCACCTACGGCGTGACGTTTTCCGAGACACTGAGGCTCACCTATCATGATTTTGATGGCAAGAGAGGGATCAAAGGCGCTCATTTTCTGAAAACGGCATGGAATCAGTGCCAACAGATCATTGCGCCGGACGTCGGATATCTTTTTGTGAACCCGATTTCCACCAACCCGACATGGTAAGAACGAGGGAGCGGGGAGCGGGGAGCAAGAAGCGTGAATCCCCCTCCCCGGCTCCAATCAGAAGGGAGAAAAACGTGGCTGAATACACTGTGAAATTGGCGCTCAAGCATGACAAAGTTCTCTACCCGCCCGAGAGCACGGTGGAGCTGACAGACGAGGAGGCAGCACCGCTTTTAAAGCTGGGGGCGGTTGTTGCCGGACCGCCGGAAGCCGAGGCGGCAGCGCCGGCCGCAGCGAGCAAGGCGAGGGTCCCGGACCTGGTGCCTCCCGGAGGTCCCGTTCCGGCCGAACAGAAAGCCGCAAAATAGGGCGAGCCGCCCTGGGCAAATTGCCGCCTTGCGCGCCCTCGAATGAAGCGAGGGTTCATTCGAGGGCGGCTGGAGGGGAGTGAAGCGGAATGAACTATTGTCAGGTGTCAGACATTCAGATGGTCGCTCCGGCGCAGGACCTCATCGATCTGACCGATGACGCGAATACGGGATCGATGAACGAGGCCATAGTGACACAGTACATCAGCGACGCGAGCGAGCTGATCGACGACTACCTGCGCGGCCGCTACGATCTCCCGTTTGCGCCGGCGCCCGGGCTGCTGCTTCGGATCTGCCGGTCGATCACGCTCTATAATCTGTACTCCAGGCGCATCCGGCTCAACCCTCCGGAAGCCATTACCGAGGGGAACAAGCGGGCGTTCCAGCTCCTGGACAAAATCCAGAACGGGACGATTGTGCTGGGGGTTGCCGACGCGCCACCGGATACGCCCGACTCGGGAGCGATACGGTTTTCGAAGCCGAGAAGGGGATTGAGGCGGCTGAACGATTATTCGCGCACGGACCTGGATGGGGATTACGGGCTGTTCGGGTTTTTCCCGGAAGACTAAAGGCAAAAGCATTCACCACAGAGACACAGAGAGCACGAAGGAAAAGCAAAAGTGATCGCAGCAATTGAAGACGCCATAGTCGCGCTGTTGAAGTCGAACTTGAATGACGCGCGGATCGCGGTGCAAAAGGGGTTCGAAGGGATCCCGCAGCCGGGCGTCTACGTCTCCACCGAGTCGGGCCGGTTCCACAAGGTCACGCAGACGACATGGAAGTTGGAGCCGACGATCTATGTGGACATCATTTTCAAGGGCCTGAACACCGA